GTCGGTGATCCAGATTTTCAGGATAGCGTCACGCTGATCCGCAGGACTTCTGTTGTCAATTCAACCGGGCGCAATGTGCTGGCAGAATCGTCATCGACTGTACGTATGGTTGTACAGCCAGCAAAGCCGGATGATTTACAGCGTCTGCCTGACAGTGTACGCAGGCAGGATGCAATAAACGTGTGGTATCGGGGCTCACTATCCGCAGATGCTGGTGGCGTTTATCCAGATATTGTTGTCTGGGGCGGCAAGCGTTTTCAGGTGCAAACCGCTGATCCGTTCGGCAACTGGTCGAATGGCAATGGCTACACCGAATCCATTTGCACGCTGATTGAAGCGGGGTATAACGCCACATGAGTAGCGCGACTGGTGGATATCTACGCCCGGTAGTCAATTCTGTAAACGATACCGCGCTGGCTGATATTTTGCAGGCGTTTATCGTAGGCGTGACGGGATTGCCAGGCGCATACGTGCGACCGATGTGGCAGCCGAACCCGCCCGTAATACCGACGAATGGCACAGACTGGTGCGCGTTCAATATCGGAAACATCCAGGCGGTTCAAGGCTATCAGACCATGAATGCCGATGAAGAATTCAATTTTCAGCAGCATGAAACATTTGATTTATCGTGCAGTTTCTACGGTACGAATTGCCAGCGATATGCGTCGATAATCCGTGACGGATTGCAGCTCAGTCAGAATCGTGAAGCGCTCTGGTTGCAGAATATCTCAGTGAGTGGCGGCGTGCAGATCGTGCATGTGCCGGAGCTGGTTAACGATGTATGGCATGACCGGTGCGATATTGTTGTCGGCATGGGTCGAGTGGTCACGCGGGAATATGAAATCCTGTCGGTGCTTGGCGCTGCGGGAACGATTGAAACAGACGTGCCTGAAACCAGTACGCCATGGAGCGCCGGCGGTAAAGCGCACACGAAAGTATTCAGCAACGTATTCAGCAACGTATTCGGGTGATATATGCCGACCATTTTAGAGCAAGCGGAAACAATCAGGGATGAAACAGTTGAATATGCGAACACTCCCGCGCGTGTTGGGGCGTGTCTGGTTGATATTGCGAATGTTTTAAGTTCGGCAGGTTTCTACAGTGCAGGCGGCGAATTGCTTACAGATGGCGGCCCGAACCCCGTGCCAATGGTAGAGGATGGCGCTGGTTTTGTGTCGTATACCACAGGATCAGGGATATCTGTTACGTATGGTAACGGGTGTTATTACTTTTCCGGGCTCAGTGCCAGCAATGTGTATCAGGTGAGCTATTCATTCAGGATTACATCCGATGAATTGACCGCCGGCAGATTGGGCGTTAAAGCGGATAACCTTGCGCTGACTTATGGAAAGCTGTTTATTGAAGACAATACCCCAGTGGCAGGGGAGTATAAATCCGCATCGTTTTCCGGCCAGATCAGCGGAGTCACCACTTGCGTTTTGTTTGCTAAAGTAGCAGCCCAGTGCGTGATTGATGATATCAACGCATCCTGCATCAACTTGGGCGCTGCCGTATAGTTTATAGGTACAAATACTGATATAATCGCGCAGTAAAATGCGCTTAACGAGGGCAACATCATGGCAACTGGCTTATCTGTATCGCGTCTTGTTCGCGCAACGATTAACCTTTCACCCGTAGCGGCAGCGCGTCGAGGATTCGGCACGCTGTTAGTGGCTGGTGATTCTGACATTATCGATACCCGCGAGCGCGTGAGATCGTATACCACGCTTGAATCCGTGGCTGCTGAGTTCGGGCTGAATGCCCCAGAATATGCAGCCGCTGCCCTGTATTTCGGGCAATCCCCGCATCCGTTGACGCTGATGATTGGCCGCTGGGCAAGCGCTGACACGTCCGCTATCCTGTACGGTGGCACGCTGTCGAGCGTTGAGCAGACCATCGGCACATGGAATGCCATCACTACCGGATCGTTCAAAATCACGATTGACGGCACAGAGCGCACCATCACTGGCCTGAATTTCTCAGCTGCCACTACCATGACCGGCGTGGCTGCGATTATCAATACCGGCCTGTCTACGTATGGCGGTTGTACATGGGATGGCAATAGCTTCGTCATCACGTCTGACACTGCGGGCACAGGCTCAACACTGGGCTATGCGTCTGCCGCTGGCTCGGGCTCTGACATTTCTGCCCTGATCAAATGCACCAGCTCAACAGCTGCCAGCGCCTCTATCGCCGGTATCGATGCTGAAACCCCTGCTGAGTGTGCGCTGATCCTGGCAAACATTTCTGCCGTCTGGTTTGGCTTGGCATTCGCTGCGACTGAAGCAATCACCGACCAAGAATATATCGACGTGGCTGCATTGATCGAAGGGCTTGATCTGAAACGCATCCTCGCGATAACCACGCAGGATGAAGATTGCCTCGATAGCACCGTAACAAATGACATCATGAGCGAGCTGAAAACGCTGGCATACAAGCGCACATTTACGCAGTATTCCAGCTCTAGCGCTTATGCGTCTGTTGCTGCTATTGCTCGCGCGTTCTCTGTAAACTTCAATGCGAACCGTTCAACGATCACGCTGATGTATAAAACAGAAACCGGCGTTACCGCTGAGACTTTGACAGAGACACAAGCAACCACATTGCAGAATAAAAACGGCAACGTGTTTGTTGAATACGTGAACGATACCGCCATCATTCAATATGGCGTTATGGCAAGCGGTCATTTCTTTGACGAAATCCACGGCTTGAGCTGGTTTGAAGATGCGCTGCAAAACGCAAACTACAACCTGATGTATCAGAGCAAGACCAAAATACCGCAAACCGATGCAGGTCAAAACCAATTTATTGCCGCTATCGCATCCGTCTGTAAAGAAGGCGTGAACAATGGATTGATAGCGCCTGGTATCTGGAACGCTGACGGCTTTGGTCAATTATCACAGGGCGATAATTTGCCGACAGGTTATTACATCTATGCATCACCGATGGCCTTGCAAGCGCAGGCAGTACGTGAAACTCGTGTTGCGCCTCCTTTCCAGATTGCTATCAAGCTGGCAGGCGCGATACAGGAAGTAGATTTGATTGTAAATGTTAATCGCTGAGGGTTTGAGCAATGGCAACATATAGCTTTTTAGATGTAAACGCTGCTATAACCGGCGCGGGTGGATCAATCAATATCGGATCTGGTTCTGGTAATTCCGAGGAAGGGATTACTATAGAGCAGGTCGAAGATAAAAATGTCATGACGATTGGCGCAGATGGTCAGGGTATGCACTCACTGGTAGCGGGTGATGCTGCTACGGTCACTGTGCGCTTGCTGAAAACATCACCGACGAATGCGCTGTTGATGAATATGTATAACTACCAGAAAACGTCTAGCGTTTTGTGGGGAAGCAATACAATCGTGATATCTGATTTAGGTCGTGGCGATCTTGAAACGCTTGAACAGGTAGCATTTAAAAAGAAACCCGCGAACACATACGCGAAAGAAGGCGGCATGAATGAATGGGTATTTGATGCAATCGTTTCAGCAACAGTATTGGGCGTAGGAACACCGGAGCTATAATATGGAATTCTCGATTGATGGTATCGAGTATCGTGCAGTAAAGGTTGATGTAATAAAGCAGTTTCATTTAGCGCGTAGAATATCGCCGTTTCTTGAAGCCATTGTTCCGCTGATTACGAAAGTGAAAAGCGGCGGTAATGTCGAATCGTTTGACGCGTTGATTGAAGGCTATGCGCCGTTTGCAAAAATGATGGCGAGCATGACTGACGAAGATGCTGATTATATCCTGTTTGGATTGCTGGCTTGTGTTAGCAGAAAGCAGGGCAACGGTTTAGGTTATGCGAAAGTATCCAGCGGCAGCGGGTGGTGGCGTTCCAGGTTCACAGGTAGGCGGCGTGTCGAGTAAGTCAGTCGGAACTGTATCGGTGTCGTATGATTCAAGCGCGGCCATGATGACCAATGCCGGTCACTGGAATTTAACAACTTACGGATTGCAATATATCCAGCTTGCGCGAATGGTTGGCGCGGGTGCGGTGCAATTGTGAGCATGGGCGTTAAGGTATTGCAGGACAATAC